GTCTGGTCGAGTTGAAAAAGCGCCTCATTGATAGCACTCTCGTTATGATAGAGGTCGGAGTCCTTATTGTAATATTCGGCAGTGATGGCCTGTTCTGCCACTTGCCGGTCGTACTCCAGTTCCTGGAGGTCTTGCGTCTGCTTGCGCTCATAATCGGCAGAAATCTTTTCCTTCTGGGCATTCAGACGCTTGTACTCCACACTCTCGGCCTCTCCGTATTTGCGAAGGATATCCATGCGCTGCTGAAGTCCATGCTCCTTAATCTTCGCCATGCGGTCGTTGTATTCTGCCAGGCGAATCTGACCGGTAGAGTAGAGGGTAGTAGCTTCCAGCTGCTGAGCCTCGGCGCTTTTCTTGGCATCATCCAGCTCTTTTTTGAGGTCTGCCTTGCGTTTTGTTTCTGCTTTGCGGGCAGCAGCTTCACGCTTCTTTCGCTCCTTTTCGGCTGCCTTACGCTCCTTCTCTGTTGTGTAATGACCGGTAGAAGTTCCTGCTGAATTCGCAGTACCTTTCCCTTGCAGGTTATTCTCCTCTGTCTTTTTGTACAGTTTCAGAAGATTTGTATTCTTCTGAAGTTCCTTATTATAATAAGATTCTTCTGCATTGACTTGTTGCTGCAGACTCAGATTCTCCTTGAGTCTCTTATTGTGGATTTCCTTTTGTTTATCGTTGCTTCTTAGGGCTTCATTACGTTCTATGAGCTGACCGGTAAATGCATCCGCAACAGCTTCGCTCTTATATCGTTCTGGATGCGTCTTGCGTTCTGTATCAACAGCTTTAAGGGAGCCTCGTATACGGCTCTCTTTGCGTTTCAATTCCAGCTTCTTTTTATTGATTTCGACCTTGCGCTCATATATAGCTTCTGCCATTGCTGCATTCTCCAGCTCTTTGATGTAGTTCCGGATTGCAATCTGGTTGTCATTGTACAGTGCTCCTTCCTTGGATATGGAAGCATGATATCCCGGAATCAGTTTCTGCATAGCTGCTATGGCTTGTCTGCGCTCATCTACGGTGTAAGCATTCGAGTGGATAACTTTATTGAGCATATCCACCTTGTTGCGTTCATCGAGAGTTGCATCAGATACTTTCTTGGCAAGAGTTGCCTGCGCCTCTGCCACTGCCCTGTTGTTCTTAGCCTCTTGCGTATTGTTTCGCATAGCTTCATTATAAGAGGTGAAAGCCTTGACAGCCCCGTATACAGCGACTCCCACTACAGTGAGGACGGTGGCGAGTGCAGCCCATGGATTGGTAAGACTTGCCAAACGTGCAGCTCTCATCACTACGATATAACCTTGCATTCCTTTCGTCAGGAGCGCCCATGTAGCTTGCAGGGCTATTATGGCAGCGCGTAAAAGATTGGTAGTAGCGACGTACGCCTTGTCTACGGCTGTAGCGTATGCAGTGGCAGCTGTTCTCAGCTTGATAGCAATGGTTTCCTTATACCATAGAGCTGTGCAGACAGCGATGGCTGCGCCTATCACTGCAAGCTGTTTGGCATGAGTAACGGAAAAAGTTATCAAAGTTGATAACACACGTATGCCTACGCTCAGGGTAGAGATGGCGTATCTGGTTACGGGGATGAGCTGTTCGCCCAGTTCTACCGTGATGTCTTCAAAACGCTTCTTTGCCTTATCAAGCTGAGCCTGTACTGTATTGTTCTGAACGTTGAACTCATTGATAACGCTTGTACCTGAAGCGTATGACTGGGTAGCGAGATCCTGGGCAGTTCTTACCTGATCCAGATGCGAAGCTACGGCAGAAAGTACTCCTACAGCACGAGTTCCGTTCAACTGCATCTCTTCGAACATAGGCGCCATCTCTGCGAACCCGCCTCTAGCTTTCATGGCTCCCAGGAACTGCATCAGTCCCTCGTTTGCGTTCGTCTTCATCAGGTTGGTGAACTTCTGCACTTCGATGCCTGCAATCTTGGCAAATTTAGCTGGTTCCTGAAACATCTTGGTGATGAGCTGAGAGAAGACGGTGGACGAAGTTGCTTCCTCCTGCATGTTCTGGTCGAGAGCCGAAGCGAGACCCATCAACTGTGCCTGGGTCATGCCTGCCTGGATGCCTACACCGGAGAGGTCTGCGGTAAAATCAACGATATATCCCGCGTTGGCAGATGAGTTCTGAGCGAGTTCATTGATGGCAGAACCGGTGGCAAGCATGGCTCCACGGAGTCCCTTCGTCTTGTCTTCCCCGAACATCTGGGCAAGCTTACCTATCTTATCGACCGCTCCTTCTCCCAGGTCATCGCCGAGTGCAACGTTAATCTTGTCGGCTCCATCGACGAATTCTTCAATCATCTCCTTGCTGGTAATACCCAGGCGACCGGCAGAACCTGCCAGTTCGTTGAGCTGCTCACGAGCCGTGCGAGTGTCCATGCGCTTGAAGTCTTCGTTCATCCGACGAACCTCTTCATCGGTCTGTCCTGTATATTTGCGGACGTTGGCCATAGATTCCTCCATGTCGGCGTAGGCTTGGGCTGAAGCTTTCAATGTTACTGTGAGTGCTGTAAGACTTCCCACAACCTGGGTGAGTGCTCCCCAGTTCTTATTGAGACCGTTCCAGAGTCTGGAAAGGAAACCGGATGTAGCCTTACCTTCATTGTTAATACGCTGCATCTCTGTTCTCACTTGTTGCAGTTGTCCCTGAAGCTTTTTCCATTCCTCAGAATTTCGTTCGATAGCACCACTTTTAAGCTCTCGATTGAGCGCTTTAGCTACTGTCTGTAAGTCCTTATATGATGCGGAAGAAAGGTTTTTGAGTATTTGATTTACCTTCTGCTGGGTAGTCATGTACGCGTTAACTTCATCATTCAGTCTCTTGATTTGTCTTTCAAGAGCTGTTGTTGATTCGCCTTTAGCGTAGGCTTCTTCCTTTGCCTTTTTGACGTCTTCCAGCTTTTTTTGCAGTTCTTTTAGTTTATCCTTGGCCTCCTTGGTATCAAGAATAACTCTGCTGATGTGGGTATCTGTATTTGTTGCCATAATTGAATAATTTTATATTTACGGCAAAGATAACAAGGGTGGAAAAATAATAAAAATACGAGACCGTATTGATTACGACCTCGTATTTACTTGGTGATTCCTCGTTCTTTATTGTAGAACTTATAGGCGATGTTGTTGGCATCCCATATTAAGTACTTTTTATTTCTGTTGCTAATAGTCTGCTTGTCTCCCGTAACAGTATTCTCTATTGTCACCGAAAAAAGATAGCCCTTTTTAGCAATATCGCTGATAATGTTGTTCGGCGATGCTTGTCTGATAGGCTCGTTATATTTCTCATCATAGGAATCGAATAGAGGTTCTGACGCTTTGGAAGGTGGACACGAACTATTGCCAAGCTTTCCGAAAGCATGGAAAAAGCCGAATATGGCATAAGTCAAAACTGCCGAGAATATTAATATACCTACCATAATTCTAAATATTATTATTATCTTTGTTGCAAATATAATAATAATCTTTGGAATATGCAAGTTTTTTATGTTAAATCTTTGCTTTAACCCTTATTATTTAACTACTTCCACGTATCTCGAATAGTTTATCCTGGAATGCGGATTGAAGTTGACGATTTGGACCTGATACCCCTTGGTTCCCCATCTCCACCATAGGAACTTATGCTTGTAGGTTCTGCTCACGATGGTGATGAGACTGTCCTTCGAGGTATATTGGCATAACCTGGCAGGGATGTCTATATGCAAGGACAACCATTTGTCCTGGTATGAAAAGACGGAATCAGCTGTATTGGGAACGGGTTCTATCTTTACCGTATCCTTCGTGGAGGATGATGTGGTATGGATGGATTTCACATCCTTGAGCTTTACTTTCAGCTCTTTGATCAGTTTGGTGTCTGCCAGGTGCAGCTGCTCCAGTTCTTCGCATTTCGCCTGAAGGGCAGTATTCTTGGCCACTGGGAGAGAATCGTCTAACGTCTCGTATTGAATATCGCTAGTAAGACTGATTATATTCTCTGCTTGTCTGTCTAGATCTGTCCGCAATTTATCGTTCTGGTATGCAGAACGTATGAAGGCAACCATGGTAACAATGAACATGATTGCCAGCGCCAGTATGATATTTTTTTGATTCTTCATCGTTATATGATATCTTTATATTCATCGATAGCGTTAAAACATGGGCACATCTTCTTCCATTTCGATTTGTCCGTGCCCCAGATGTCGCGATGCCCCATGATCTTTGCATCAGGGAACTTCTGTTTGAGCTTGTGGAGCAGGAGAGTGAGAGCATCCTTCTGTTCCGGTGTGCGATTGTCGGTAGGTTTGCCATTGGCGTCGATGCCACCTATATAAGCCACGTTGATAGCTGTAGAGTTATAGCCTTGCACTCCGTTGCTAACCTCTTCGATAGCGAGGAGCTGGTGAGTGCCACCATCCGTTGTGATGACATAGTGATAACCTGGACTCTTCCATCCTTTACGACGGAACTCTGCCTTGAGATCGTCGATAATCTGCTTCTGCGAACCTGCAGTGCAGTGAACGAAAATGCGTTTAATTGTTCTCATTTTTATTGTGATTTAAAAATTTGTCTTTAAAGTTGGCGAATTTCGCATCGATGGCGATAGCTACTCCGAAAATGGAGCCAGCGTACATGAGAGACTGGGCGAAATACCAGAGCACGTTATCTGTCACGTCGCGTGATTTCGACGTGAAGTAACTGATATAAACCAGTATGATAGCCAGGAGGAGCACTACTACTGCTGATCCGTACTGAATCCATTCTTTTGTATTCTTCTGCATGATGTTATTCTTTTTATTATTTGTGGCAAAGATAACATGTTTTATCTCATAATAAAAATACTATTCGGCTGGTGTGATATCGATGTGTATTTTTCCTTCTGGAGTTTTATAAATCTCTAGCTCTTTCCCTTCGTCAAGCATCCTGGATATCTCATTCTCGCTCGGAACTTCTTTTCTCTCTTCTATTTTGTGATTTAAAATTTCATTTGCCATATTCTTATATTTTATATCGATATTATACTTCATCCTCAGGTGAATTGACTGGAAATGACCTTTTATCGTGAAGTACTGCCAGGCTTCCTTACTCAGCTCCTCTTTGATGATTTTTCGTTTCATGCCGTACTTGTTGTAATGGCTAAAGATTCCCAGGTATGAATTTACCGACTGGATAGTCTTGTTGATAGCTTCAATATTTCCAGCCTTAGCGGCTTCGTTGAGCTTGCGAACAGCCTTCCTGTAATTATCGACGGTATGATTAACGCTATATATCCTATCCCGCTTAATGACGGCTCCAACAAACCTCACTCCCTTAGAATAATGCTGGAAATAGAATTTCTTCTCATTCAGTCGCAGATCTAAGGATGAAAGCGTCTCCCTTATCATCGGCATCAAGCGAAGGAGGGTCTCTTTTCTCCTCGCCACCAGCACCATATCATCTACATATCTTACATGATGCTTGCAGTAGTAGTCTATCTTCCAGTCGAGTTTCGACAGCAGGAAGTTTGCAAAGAGCTGGGCAAAAAGATTACCGATTGCTACGCCTCGGTCTTCACCATTCGTAAATAGAGACTTTTCCGAAGGCAGGAAGTTCCAGAGATAATCGGCGCTTTTCTTCTCGCAATCCCTCTCTGGATGGTGCATAACCACCATATTGCACAACCAGCGGAGGTCTTCCTTGTCATCCCCATGATAATTCTCTACGATGAAATCATCTACCATCTTGGCAAGAAGTGGCTTGGAGATGCTCATAAAGAATCCCTTCAAGTCGATTCCCATCACGTAGGCATCCTTCGTGTAATTCTCGCTTACTTCCCTGATATCCTGCTGAAGCTGCCTGATTCCTGCCAGTTGTCCCTTGCCTTTTCTGCAATTATATGTACGGTCAGAAAACTGAGACTCGAACAAAGGTTCGAGTCTCAGTGCAATATAATGATGGATAATGCGGTCACGGAACTGACCGGCAAACACTTCTCTGTAGCGAGGGTACTTGACAACAAAGCAGATAGATCTACCAATCTTATACTGACGTGAATTGATTTCATCAAGCAACTGAACGAGGTTGCTCATATAGTTCATCTCAAATTCCGTAGCGCCGACTGTTTTCCGCTTGTGACGGCGGCAGTCGAAATATGCTTCTAAGAGTATGTCGAAATCTATCATTTTCTATCTTGTCATATAACTTATCTTCCTTATTTAGTGCTGAAACCGGGCGAACACGACCCTTATTCTGAACCTTATCGTTCCAGTTGTTGAGGTTGCCGTCGCCGAAGTTCAGATTCCACGCGTTCGCAGAACTGCTCTCGGTTGTTGCCGCAAATTTCTTGTTCTTAACTATACATGATAGGATGCGGCCCATTTAATCAGGAAGGATGCTCTCTCGGCTTGACGTATCTCGCCGACCCTGGCTCAGATCACTCAAGCTATAGGCTACTGTCTGGAACTCCTTTCTGCAGCCTGCGCTTGAAGGAGTGATCCCTTCCATGCTGTGCATTGTTTGCCAGCCGACTCTCGCAAGCGGAGGAGATTTGCCAATTTGTTCGTGCCCATTATCCATCTTTGTTCACCTGCAATATCAATCAAGGTCGTTATGACTTCAAGGTTCGTCTGCAGCTGTGCGAGATGTTCGATGCGAACAGCCAGGTCGCTAAGCATATAGGCTTTTGCAATATGATTCAGACTGTCAATCAACATGTTACAGAGTCTGTCTCCAAATATCGGTCTTTGCGTTTTTGGAAAATTCTTAACCAAACCTATCGTGATGTCGAGCATCTGCTTGACATCTAAGTATATTCTCGTTTTACTTGCCAACTTCGTTGCTGCCATATCTCTCTTGATTGATATTTTAATTTGCCTTTCTGGGGTGTCCTCGACTTTAAGGTCGAGGACGATTAACTATTAACAACTAACTATCGTAAAAATGCTGAAACCGGGCGCACATGACCCTTGACTCCAACCTTATCGCCCCAGTAGTAGAGGCTGCCGCCGCCGAAGTACAGACCCCACGCGCCCGCAGAACTGCTCTCGGTAGAGGACCAGTACCAACTGGTATCCAGGAGCTGCGCACCCTTGATGAGTGACAGGGCATAGTTGATTTTGAGCTTATTAGCATACATCATCAACAATTCGCCGACAGATGGCAGCCACCAATATCCAGCCGTCAATCCTTTGCCCTTACTGTTCGCACGACTGTATGCCCTGCAATATCCTGGAGCGTATGATACCGTATTGGTGACGTGCGCGGAGGATGATGCCTTGATGGCTGCGTCTGTATGCTGGCGACCATTGAAGTCAAGCATAGCTGCGAGACGGTTATTTCCGCTAACCTCTGCTGCATAATTATCATCATTTCCATAGTTCGGCGAATCTGCCTGTACGGCAGCACTCGACCATGGCAGCGCATCTGCCTGGGTCGGAGCCACAACCAGGTGACGACCACCCTCAAAGATCACGACTCCATCTGCAACCTCTCCACCAGACTCTACGCTTGGCCATTGGTGCGGTTTCACCATCAGCGGATAGCCATCGCTGGTACGGTGGTACATAATGAAAATGCCATCCTCGATTGCGTTCAGGTCTAACCCGCCTGTGACTGCCTTGCGAAAAGCATCGAGCGTGATACGGGTAATATTGCCATTACTATCCACGAGCGGGATTGTCTGATTGTCGTTAACCGTTGGTACGGTATTGACTGTTTTTAATGTTTTTACTTCCATAATTCTATCTATTTTAAAACTGGATTGTGAATCTGACCACCTTTACTTTCAATGAGACTGTAGATAAACCTAGCAACACTTATTCCCAGAGTGTATTTGTAGATTCTGATACGGTATTTAGGGTAAGAAGCCGTTGAGAAAGCAGGCATCAGGCTCATCAAAACCGACTCATCTTCCTTGATATACTCGCCACTTGCTAAGTTTACCAACTGCCCGTTTCGTTCTAATTTGGTACTGCTTGTAAAGAACTTGCCGTTAGCCTTGCCAGCCAGTTCTGCAGTCAATCCTCTAGCCGAATCAGCGGCATAGGTATTATTGATTCTCGCAGCCGTATAACGGTATAAGGTCTGTATTGTCACCCTTCTTTCCTTGACTGGTTTATATCCCACCTGTGATGCGCCAGAATTTTCAACCAGTGCACTTGTGCCGAACAAATTCTCCTGTACGGAATAGTTACTGCAAACTTCATAAGATCTGTCTCCGTATTCCATTGAGGTAGAGAATGGAGTCTCGCCTGTAACATCGGATACCTTCGCAACCCTAACTGACTCGATTTTTGCAGAAGTCATACCCGATGCATCCAGACCGGAAGGACCGAGATTATACAGGAAGTTTCCAGCGTTATCGTAATAGGAAAGTACGGAAGCTCCGGTTTCATCGACGCCAAACTGAATATTCGGCTGGATGTTATTCACCGTACCGAAGATCTTGATAAGCCCGTTTTCAAGCTCTACCCTCTGACTGGTAGTACTGCTCCTGACGGAAATTCTCTGTGATCCGAAGAAATCGATCTGGCCTATCAAGCTCCACAGAACCTTGGCTGCCACCATGCTGAACTGCACGCTGAGCTTCCAGTTTCCATTGCCTCCATTCGATTCGAAGTCGGCAAGCGGTGTTACTGTGGAATTCTTCGTGTGCTTCTTGCAGCACTCGTAGTATTTACCTTTATATTCAACGGTATCGAAGAATGCGACTTCATTATTTTCCAGGGGATAGAAAGTGGTTCCATCTGGGAGAGATTCCCAGTCCTGAGGACCATTCATATACTTTCCTCTCTCGCCCTTGGTATCACTACCATTATCAATAAACCCGGTTGCCATCATGCCGACCTCGAGTTTAGGCATACATATATATATCTTTCGGTATGCCTCCTCGCACGGTGGTGGCGACAACCTAAACAGTACCCTTTGTATGTCCGCATACGCCAATGTCGATTTTGTTTTAAACGACACGGTGTGTTTCGTCCATGAGCTGCCTAATTTCCACATCACACACAAATCTGAGCCCGGTGTCGTTTCAACTCCGTCGATAAATACCTTAGTATATGTATCAACCACCGATGGGTAAATATAGGTGTTGAGGTCGCAATTATCTTCAACCTTATACCACGATAGGTAAACGCTACCTGCGCTTGGTCGGGTGTCATCATGCATATACGCCTCAAGATGGTAGACGCCTGTTGTCTGTGGTGTGAACTCCATCGTTTTTAGCTCATACGATGTTTTTGTTATTTTCATGTCCTTTGATTCACCCCAATTATCTTTATACACATATATGGCCAAAGTTTTACCCTCACTCTGTGCGGCTGCGTCTATGTAGCCGTATGCAGAAATTGTGTAAGTCCGTCCGGCTATCAAATACAGGTCTTTTTTGGCAAAGCCGTAGGCACTACTAGTTTGGTTTACAGATATGGTTTGTTGCCAACCTTTCGCCCAAAAGCTGAAAGTGTACCAAGTGCCTCCTGCCAATTTCAGCGGATTGCCTGCCTTCCGGTTGTGCACAACTTGCCTTAATACCTCTTTGTAATATATTCGGTCGCCCGTATACTTGCAGGTATCAAAAAATGAATTTCGCCCCTCGACGGTCTCGGTTTTATCTACTCTTCCTATTTCTGAGTTCGGTGCTGCCTGTCCGTCTGCTGCTGCATACTCACTTATAGTTTCCCACGCCCTCATATTAGTATCATCGGTAAAAGCCGCGTTATCTAATAAATTAGCATTCGCTCCGCTTTGCCATACTGCAACCAATTCAGGTGTAGAATACGTTGTACCCGTCTTCGTGTATATTGTTTTTACGCATTTCCAGATATACGGCTTTTGCTGCGTCGGTGCAATAAATGTGGCTTGCCAACCTGTCGTGTTATCGTAGGTTACTCCAATTGCCCTGTTGGATGCAACAAATAAAAATGTCTGAGATTTGATTGCGTTACCATCTTCGCCCGGTTGCCCTTGCTCACCTTTTTCACCCTTGCTGCCAGCCGTGCATATCGGTGACGTTGTAGTGCTTGAACCATCGGTGTATGTGATGACGGATTTCGTCCAGATGTAATATCCGTCCTTCCATGTAGGTGCCTTATCCTTCACCCATGAGCCTCCTACGAGCGAGGTTGTCGATGAGGATAGATAGTACCATTCCTCAATCTTAGCGATGCCCTTACCGGATGGCAGGCAGACTGGCTCACTCAGCTTCTCGTTTCCGTCCGTATAGTAGATATGCGTACGAGTCCAGATATAGTGACCATTTTGCCATGCAGGAGCATAGGTCTGCCAGCCGTATGTAGGGGCAATAGAATTGCTCGTGGAGTCTGCATATTCCACGTCGGTGTTGGAAATGCCAACACCGGCGCGATTGAATTTGATTGTTAATGTTATTGATGCCATTATTTAACCGAATCTATTGTAAGTCCAATATCACTATAACCGCCATTGATGCAGTCTTGTCTTGTCACGGTGAAGGAACTGAGCGCCTGAGAATTATTCCGACTTGCTTCTGTGTTGAGGACGACTCCCGACTGTGATTTCAGCGTGAAATAGAATTTTGAATCAATCACGTTGTTGGTCCCTCGCGTCACAAGCTTGGGAGTATACGTTACGGAACCGTTGCCCGAAGAATCCTCGTCGATACTTCCGTCTGTTGGAGAAGGATGAGGTTCGATGTCGTAAGGATCGCTCGTATCGATAACGGTCTGGAAGTCGAAGCCCAACAGACTGTCCTTACTCATGCTGCTGTTGTTATATACTTCGACCATGAACTCTCGCGTACAGTTTACGTCGGCAGCATTGACGGTAACCGATGCGCCGCTGGCTCCCGTTATCTGCTCCCAGCCGTTCGCCGTATTGGCGGCTCTATACCACTTGTAATACAGCCCACTGGCCAAGGTCTCGTTGCCTTGAGTCACTCTCGCCTTCAGCACGCAACTGTCTGTAGGACTGGAGAGGGTGAACATCTTCTTGTCACCTGCGATAATCGTGACTCTATAGGCGGTTCCGGTGTAAGGACCGACAGATATGGAGTACAATGCCTGTATATCGTCCGTGACATCTGTCTGCTGGGCTCTCGCTGTCACCTTGCCAATCATCTTGATGACGATTGGCGCAAAACGGGATGCTTCAACAAGATTCTTGATAATTCTGATGCCATAATACAACTGGCTTGCACTAGGCCTGATAATCTCGAACATTCCGGCGAACACTCCGTCCGATACTCCGTTGGAACCGAAGGTAATCTCCGAGTCGTTGAAGAAGTATCTCATGCTGACCGGGGTGACAGTGCCCTCAGCTACTCTCGATGATGTGCAGACGAAATAGAGCTCTGGTTTTACCTTTGAGAAATCCGGATACGCTACGGTCTGATCTCCTACCTGCTGATACTCCTGGTATAGGTCTCCGCTAGGGGACTGGATAAGCGGAGTATAAGTACCAAGCTTGCTAATGAACTTGATATTGACTGATTTGCTCGCACTACTCATATTTCTCCTCCTCGCTATTAGTTTGACTACTTACCTCGTCTGTAGCAGGAGCAGCTTCCCCGTCTGCAGCAGGAGCAGCTTCCTCACCTGCAGCCTTGTCCGTAGGCTCGTCTGCACTTCCCGTATCTGTAGCTTCCCCGGCAGAAGCAGAACCCTCCTGGTCCCCGGTTTCGCTGTCCTCGGTATTTTCTGCAGGGGTCTCTTCGATGATGAATCTCTCGTCTGTAGCTACAGGCAGAAGGTGGGTGCACTTACCGTCCTGTTCTTCCTTCGCTGCGTCTCCATCGAGAGCCACGGCGCCTATCTGTGCAAGGATGCCTTGGAAATTGATGAGATTTCCAAATGCCATGATGTCCTGCATCCAGAGCAGGAAGCAACCATCGGCAAACATTGTGCGGTCATTCTCAAGGTGCAGGAATTCTGCCACCTTGCGGTTCACTTTTACATATCTTTCCATATACTATAATAATTAAAGTTTTTCTGAAAATTAATGGAAGACGATAGCACGACCGTCTCCATCTACGATAACTTTCCCGTCTCCATCAGCAAGCAGCGCCAATGGGTTGAGGATTACAGGATCCAACTGCAGGATACCTCCAAGCTTGGCATCCATCAGTGCAGTAGGTATGGTTGGATTGAGACCATGCCCCTTCTGCTCATAGACGATGGACTTCGTATGACTGTTCGTCGCAAAGTACCATAATGGCAGTATCTCCTTGGTCGGGTTCGGAATTCCCCCTACATTATCATATAGGTAGGCGCTCGGATTGATGTTTCTCGTTCCCGGTTCCAGTTTGTCTACTGTTCCCAGGATCTCTGCGTCTATCGGAGGTATGCGTCTTGAGATGGTAATTACCTTGGATGGAGACGCATCTGTAAGCTGTACTGCGGCCGGATTGCCGGACGGACTGTACTTGGCCCTGCATCTGATGGTAATCTGCTCACCCATCAGGGAACGGTCCAGCGTTGCCGTAGTGCCGTCTGCAGATATTTTTATCTCCAGGTCATCTGCCGTGATTGCAGAGAAATACCCGGAACTGCGTGCCATCTCCCACACGAAAGCACGCTTGCTGGTGCTGCATTCTTCCGTTCCGAGACGCAGAGATGCCTTGATGGTCTGCGAGTCCTCATCTCTGCAGGGGTTGTAATACCGGCTGCCGCTGGACAGCAGAAGCGTAGGTATATAGTGCGTAGCATTGCTGCAGACGATAGAGATATCCTTGTTGATGTTGTATACCTGTCCGGTTCTGCTGTCTAGATACGATGCTCTGAAGTTGAGTGTAATCTTCGCCTGCGGTTGGGCATTGATGTACCAGAGCAGTTTGCCGTTATCGTCTCCGCTTGTCGTGATTACATACTTCCCGGCTGTAGATTCAAGCGCTGCCGATTCCGGAACTCCGTTTATTACTCTTCTCCAGGATACATTGCCAAGCTGCGAATTGACGCAACCGCTTGGCAGAATGCGGTCTCTGTCGATGATGCCGATAACCGGCTTGATGCAGAGCGGTACGAGAGAATAGTCTGGAGCGTATTCTCCGGAATCTGCATCGTAGGTCTGCTTGTTCGGGACACCACCGACCAATATCATCGATATGCTGACCTGCAGCTGCTGATACTTGAAGTCGAATCTTTTCTGTTTCATATTATTTTTATTTATAATTTCTGATATCCAAAAGATACAGACTGCACGTCTGCTTCATTGTTCATTCCATCCCTCAGGGTAACGGTGGTAGTGAAACGGATCACCTTCGGAATGCCATCACTATCCAGCGAGAGGTCATCCTTGAGGAGAACGATAGCCTTACCCGCATTTCCTCGCTTCTCTGCCCAGATAGTGTCCGAAGTTACGCGCTGTACTCCCTGTGAGTTCTCTGTATATCGGGTCCAGGCAACATCTGTATCAAGGATGTCATCCGTAATATCCTGCCCGTACAGGGTTGCCACGATGGTGAGCGGGGCGATGAAGTTGTCGAAGTCGTAGATGGCTTCCGCTTCCCGGAAATCTACGGAGAAGGCGGGATTGCCTTCTATCATTGCCCAGTCGGTATTGTTCCAGCGTGGTTCCGTATGGGTTCCCGTCTGCTGGCATCGCCATTTACAGCCCGTAAACCATACATCAGATGTTTCATATTTCCCGGTTTCCTCGTTGAGAGCCATGCAGTAGTACTTCGCTTCAGCGTTCCATGGTCCTCTATCTACATAAGTAACCACGGGCTTGCCCTGGTAATCTATCTGGATGATGTCTTGCGCAATGATGCCGGCTGCATACATATAGTCGCGACCCTTCACTAATGGCAACTTCAGCTCCTTCAGGAAGGTAGGCATGTCTCCGAACACCATACCGTAGTTCCAGTTCTCCCGGATAGGCTTGGTCACTCCCGTAAGCTTCACGATTCTGCCTTCAGAACTCGACAGATAGAAACATTGCTGAAGACTCTCGTCCGTCTGGTTTCCCCATCGGGCGATATTCATCAAGGCGCAAGGCGGGAAGTTCTTTCCGGCAGGTACCTCATCGTCCGGGTAGAGCGAAACTTCGATGTAGTTGGTCACGGTATTGACGCTGTTCACCCGCATCCAGGAGGTGTAATAGAGTGAAGACTTATCGCTTACCGCTGCCCCGGCAATGTTATTGACGATGCCCTTAATCACGTTGTTGACGTGCTGTGACGTGAAATAACCCTTATATTTTGAGCGTAGCTGAAGACCGTAGCAGTTGTTTCCCAGGTCTGTCACACTCTCGATGGTATCATTTTCGGTAAACAGCTGTTCGCCATCCAGTGCGCTCAGACGGTTCACAATCAGCTCCATCACCTTCATGTACGAACGCACCGTAATGCTCTCTACCTCAGCGTTTCCGCTAGCATCTATCTGTGCACCCTTGCCACCATTGATGCCCGATACAAAACTACCAAACTGTGTACCAGCCTGCATCTTAGCCATTGATTCTGAGACTAATCCCTTCAGAAAAGTGATAATGCCGTCGGCTGTATCATCGTGCTCTTTTGACAGGTAGGTTCCATTGTCCTGCGTGGCATAGTCGAGCATGGCAAGCAGGGCATTTCCCACTCGCATTGCTGTGTTGGCACCCTTGATGCGCTCATCACGGATGGTGGTGAGCATTCGGGTTAGTTCCTGTATGGTATTTTCGTTTTGCATGTTTTTATTTTAATTTTGATACAAAAATATAAATAAGATTCCCTTAACAAAAATACACTACAGCTTCCCGAACATCTGCTTGAAGAGGTCTGCCATCAGGCCCTGATATTCTTCGCCGTAGAAATACCCCTCCATGTCGTTCAGCTTCATGATGGATGCATAATACTTCCGGTTGAACCATGGACGTCTCTGTCTTGGTTCGCCCAGATGATGCTTCGCACGGTATTCTGGATCCAGGAACGGGAGGTCTCCGGGATTGCCATGGTAGTAACCGTTGCCCGTTCCCGCTTCCTGATACAGACCGTAGAGCAGGAACTTGTGGGCAATCGTGCGACTGGAACCTCCGAAGGAAGTTGCCTGCACGCTGTTGTAGAGTGCGCCCGTATGACGGATGCGGTAGTGCATGATTTTCTCCTTCCAGATTTTCACCATCTCCTCTGCCCATCCACGCTCATAGGCGTAGATGTCGCTCTGGGTGACGGGAGTCCTGATGTTATTCTGTCCATTCTTCATTGTTGTATACCAGGTCTAGTGGCTCACTCACGTCGATGTGGAATTCCACGCCAGTGAGTCCGTTGATGAAATATGCACCTATCTCCCGATTGTCCACCTGGTCGCTCAGCAGATAGGTAAAATCGCTCTCCCACTTCATCTTGTCGATGATGATATGGCTCAGGAACTGCCGGAATATCTTCCTGCAGATGTTCAGTTTCTCCTGCCGGTCGTTCATGTCGTTGAGCTTATACTTCATCAGGATCCATACCGTATAGGTTACTATCTTGCGGAAGCTGCCGTCACCATTGATGGCTACGTTGCCGTCGTTGGTGTCATCGATGACGATGAAGTTTCTGCTCTTCGACATGCTTGCCAGCATGCCCTCGAAAGCCTGTGGGGTAGAGCAGGTGGTAGGCATGAAGCCCAGCGAGCTGCACAGTTTGTTGCGCTTAGCCAGGTCTCTGAAGTAAGAGAAGGCATCGAAGCCTACCTGTACCGATGGGGTATTGATTTCTGTACTAATCATGATTTCTTCAGTTTCTTGTTCAGTTCTTCTGCCTCGCGTGCCTTGGCATCCAGTTCGGTGAGTGCCCGCCACACGTCGGCTTTTCTTATAATCTCTTCCTTGGTGATGTCGCCTCCCGTGAGTGCCCGGATCTGCGCATTCATCGCTCCTACCATATCGTAGTCTTCACCTCCTTTGCCTGCCGGCTTGAACAGATGAGGGAACTTTTCCGAGAAGTTGTGCTTGACCCATACGAACCAGAGGAACACGCCCATGAGTTCCGGAACGGTACACTCGATATGGTCCGGCATCCTGCCATCGCCGTCCAGGTAAAGGCAGCGTGCCAGCTCACGGAGCGGTTCTTCACTCGACTTGTCTGACATCATGTACTGTTGGAAATAGTTGTCTGCCATCAGATAATACTCGAACGGATAGTCGTAGAGTTCTAACTCTACTGCCTTGAAGAGACCGATGGATTCGAGTCTGTTGTCTGCCCCGTTGCCGTTGAATATGTAGTCGAATGTCTCGCAGAAGCTCTGCACCTGCCACAGCTCTAGGAAGAACCTCACCTTCTTGCCTCCATGGGTCTCCACCTCGCAGAGCCATCCGTCCTTCTTCTCGTTGAGCACCTCGATACCGGCAAACCGGGCAAGGAGGTAGGTTCTGGTCTGCCACTCCTCCCATCCCTGGGTGAGCAGGAAGAGTACGTAGCGCAGCTGCTCCTGTGTCAGCTCACTCCAGGAGTGGGGAACGTGGAGGTTCAGCGTGCCGTCATCCTGCAAAGAAGAAGGTTGGGTCGTCAGCTTTGTTTTCATACGCTTGAGTGTGATTTGCCTTGTAGGCAGATGAATCCTTGTATTTTGGGAACTTGTCGATGTTCTCCTCTATGAAGTTGGCTACTGCAGCATAGGTGAGTTCCTTGTATCGAGGGTCGGCAGGAGTTTCCTTCGTAGAGACGTGGGCACCGATGAAATGGCACATTTTCACGATTGCATTCCGATGGAATGGCTCATATTGAGCCTTGCGCTCCTCCTCAAGCAGCTGCTCGATGAGCGAGTCGGAGAACTGTTTCCGCAGCATCAGTTCTGCGGTTCCTATCTCGCTCCGGTGGGCTGCCAGGTCATCAAAGGTCACGAATCCACGTATCGTAGAGTAAGCCCTCAACGCCTGTGGCGACCAGAAGAAGGAAGCGATGTTGTTGCTTGCCTGCATCGTCTCGCTCCATCCTTCTACCGTGCGCAGACGGTTCAGAACGCCGTACAGCTGCTGGTCCTGCTTGTAGGTCAGCTCTCTGAGCAGGGCTTCTACTCTTGCCTGTGATGCAGGAGAGATGTTTTCGTTAGAAACTACCCCGAAACCGTTGTCAGTCATGATGAGGTCGTTGGAACGGAGACGCAGGATGAACGCCTTCAGGATGACGTACGAGCGGACATTGCCCGATATCGGACCGTCCTCAGCACAGGCTGCATCCTCGAACTCTTCTCCGATGACGGTAGCCACGAGGTCGAAATAAACGTTCTTCAGCGATGGCTGAGCCTTCGTGAAGACGTCTTCTGAAGCAGCTCCCACGAATGGAAGGAGCTGCTCAAACTGTTCTGCTGTAATGTTAATCATCTGTCTGTGAGTTTGGATTGTTAGATACTTTCTTGGCGTCCTTATTCTCATCGAGCGTGGTGAGCATGATGAGTGGAACGTCCGGATAAACCTTTTCTTCCCAATGATTGAAGTATATCACTACCCAGTGGACGGTCTCCATCAGGTCGTGGAAGGCTTTCTCTATGCTCTGCTTCAGCGTGAAGAGTTCACGCTTGTCGGAACCAGAATTGTTGGTCTGGCTCTTGCCAGGCGTGGCGCCCACCAGGTTAGGGTGGATGTTGTCGGCATAACACTGCATGTTGTTACTCTCTGCGATGTCATCGCTGTAGTCGCCTCCATCCTTCGAGGTATCGATGCGGGTGATGCGTACCATCTTCACCTCCTTGCCGTCGGGTGTGGTGTAATATCCCGCTATCCAGAGCTTGCCGCTGTTTTCTATGCCCGATATGAAGGAGCGTATCTTTTCCTTCTCTGCCAGCTTGCGCTTCTTCTGTTCCTCCGCATTGGTGATGTGCTCCTCCTTGAAGATGCCACGCCAGTAGTCGTTGTGGATCTCTACCAGGTAGGGGATGGTGGCATGGTTCTTCAGCTTGGCCATCTTGCCGATGGCGATGAGTCGGGAGATGTCGTACCATTTGTCCCGGAAGATGGCAGAATAGTAGGGCACTGGATAATACTGGCAGCCTGGGGTAGGGAAGCGGGTCACGATGGCGAACACTCTGTCCTTGCACTCCGGACTTTCCGTCTGTCTTGATTTCGTCTTGCCGTTCTGTCCGTCCAGCCCCATGCGCTTCTGCAGGTCGCCCAGAGGATCCAGCTCGTCCAGCAGCGGCAGCACCTCTATGTTTTCGGGTGCTGTAGCGTTTCTCCAGTTGGCATAGAGTACGTATTCCGAACGTCCGTTCTTGCTCTGGGTGAACCGGCAGTAGCATGCCTCCTTGTGTCGGATGCCCACTATCTTGTCGCCCTTCTTGTTGAGGATGATGGCTGATACGCAGAAGAAGAAGTATTTCATGTCCGTGATCTGCTCCAGGAAGAAGCGGCTCATGGAATTGTGCATCCGGAACAGGTTCACCTCCCTGTCCTTCGTAGGCAGCTTGGTCTCGATGTCGTTATACTGGAAGCCCATGCCGTAACAGGTCAGTACGTTGAAGAGCTTGTTCTGCGCCATCACGCTGCTCTCTCCGATGTTCCTGATGAGTTCGTAGGGCAGTTTGTTGTCGCACCCGAACGGAATATAGGTATATTCCACTCCCTTCACCTTTACGGCAATGGTGGGTGTGGTTCCGTCATCGTCAAAGATGGCAGAACTCTCGGTAAAGCCACTCGTAGGCGATGAGGTCTGATAGTCGAGTACCGCGCCCATGGTGGCGAAGGTGATGTCAATATCGTTGTTGTTCTTTTCCATAATCTGTACTATAAATAAATTGAATGATCATTATATCTGAAGATGAAGATGTCCCTCACCTTGCGTACCTGATGGTTTACGGGGTTATAGAGGTTGTGGGTTCCCTGCTTCCATGAGCAGCTCTTCACCAGCCAGCCCCGGTACTGGATGATGGAACCGTCGCTGCCCTTCCAGCAGTCCAGGTCCACGGGTGTGCGGTCGATGCGCGAAATGTCCAGCGCACGCCTCAGTTCGTTGATGTGGATGGCTTTGGGTGTTGCATTCTTTGGCATATTCAATAAAAATATAAGGGTGAAACTTCTAGTTGAATGTATCGTCGAAGGAATCGTCAAAGATTCTACCTCCCGCATTCTCAGAATTCTTGAATATCACGTTCTGCACTCTCTGTGCATACTGGTAGCTGAAGGTGAATTCTGCCAGGTCATCGTCCTCGTTGGTCCGTTCGCTCTTTGAGTCGGTGAAGGTGATTTCCTTATCCTGAACGTACTCCCGGAACAGATAGATCTCATCGCTTCTCAGCAGGTCTTCGGCAAAGTGGGCCATGGATGGCGGGATAATGCCGGTGTCGCCCTCGAAGGTGCGGGTCTCCTTCACGGAATAGTTTACCCTCTTGCCTGAGATGACTGCCTGCTTGCGCTCGAAGGTTGGTGCAATCTTTTTCCTGCCCAGGCAGTAGAATATCTCTTGGCAGCCGAACGAGTTGGTGAAGAGCAGAACCGGGTCGGCTACTGCCTTGGTATGGTCTATCTGATATTCCTGTACTCGCTTGCCCACGGTCACGGTATAGGCGAAAAGACTGCCCTTCGACTCGTCGTAGTACCGGTCGGGCGATACGTCGAAGGTGGTGATGCCGTTCACGGTACGCACGGAGGTCGCGTCTGTTGCCATCGTAGCGGTTACCACCTGCGAGGTTCCGTCATAATACCTTGCCACTACCTGAGGGGTGGAGCAGTCGGAACCGGCTGCATGCAGGTATTCACGGTGGCCCAGCTGAGTAAGCTTGGCGCCATCGAGCAGGGTGAGGAAGTAGGAATCCAGGAAAGCCTGGCAGCTCATGTTCACGTCTACGGTGGAATAATAGACGGTGAAGGTATTGCTCCAGGAATCAGACTGTGAGCCTCCCGTAAGCTCTGCTATGCTTATCTGGCAGGTGGCAACCACGGTTCTTCTCGCAGCATCGGCTATGAGCGTACCGAGGTCGTAGATGGTGATGATGCCCGATACCGGGTAATAGGTCTCGCTGAGCAGTTCTTCGCCACCACAGCTGATGGTGACGGTGGCGCTGTCGCCGCCTATCCTGAAGGAGAAGGTGTCGAGCGCACTGGTGAAGACTGGCGAGCTGGGTTGATGGGTTACTGTAATCATATCTTTGTCTCATTAAAACAATGCAAAGATATAATTGTCATGGATAAAATAAAAATACCCAGCCACCTCACGATGACTGGATACCCAGAGAGTTATAAAAATTATACTAAAACCGGCCACGCCTGGCCCATCGCTTATGAAGTCCGATATGTCAGCGGATCTTATAAGAATGAAAAAAAATAAATGCCGTTATCTAGAAGAGCATGTCGAACTGCATGTGCCAGGAGAGCTTACCTCCTTCTACCTGCACCATCTTGTAGCCCTTCTCTATCATGTATTCAGTGATGACGGAGACTGGAGCAATGACCATGTCCCTGATATCATTCTGAATATCCTTCGAGGTCTTGAAGTCTACCTTGCTGTTATCGTCGGGATCAAACGGCTGGTAGCCTATCAGATATTCCTCCAGAGCCATGCGGACGTAGTCCGTCTTGGTTTCCTTCTCCTTCTCTACGGGCGGTTCTTCCGGCTTCTTCTGAGGTCCGAATCCCGTAATGCGTTTTCTTTCTCCCATCAGCATGCACCTCCTTTCGCCTTGAGAGCGATTTCCATGGTCTCGAAGAGGTTGCTCATGCGCTTGAAGGCGTTGAGCATGAGCAGCACCTTGCCGGGACCTCCGAAATCGTCCACGCTGTTGGTCACTACCTCGTCTGATACAAGTCGGTCCTGTATATAGTTGAGGTTCTCGATGAAGTTGTCAAGCTGGCTGACGTTCATCATATCTGTCAGTGCATTCCATACTTCTGCTGTCATGCACATGTTGGTTGAATTATTTTCGTTCATGCCTAATTGTTGCTTATAGATTTCCACTTAGCTAGGGTCATGTTGTATGGCTTAGCCTCTTTAGCTCCATATCGAAGAGCAAAGTAGCGATGATTATACCATCGGATAATAGTCTGCTTGTTTGGAGCATCATCGATGAAAACAACTGATGCGACAACGTTGTTGTCTCTCTCAAATTTGAGTTCCACCTTATGGGCATTCATATTTCTGCCTTCAGTAATGAAGAACTGGTACTTGAAGATATCCTTGGCTGTCAGCTTATGAATGCGCTTGCGCGATTTCTTACTTTTCTTCATCGCTCATTCCTCCTTTCTTGTCTCTTGTCCAACCTGGGTGAAGGAGTCCTTCGGCTTCTTTCGGGAGTACCCCCCCGAATCTCTAAAACGCTCAAAGATGTTGTGGCGCTCACTCTGGATCTTCTCGTTTTCGGTAGCCCAGTAGTTCTTGGCTTCAGCCTTCAGCACATTGTGCTTGCGTCCAATCTCGTTGCGGTTTTTTCTCAAATCGTGAAGATCAAGCTCGTATTTCTCTTTAGCTTCCTCAAACACCTTTCTTGCATCATGAAGCTTCTTGTTTGCCAGGTGCTCCTGTATGAGAAAACCGTCCAGGCGGGCACCATAATCGTCCTGCAGGTCTGCCAATCGCTGGGCATAGTCCAGGCGAAGCTTATTCAGCTTTGCCGTATTGGCTGCCAGGAGCTTCTGGAACTGCCCTGTAGAGAGTGGCTGCTGCTGCGTCCCGACGCACTCATTATTGTCAGGCGATGGCACATTATTGCCGTCCTGCTGTTCAACTTCCTGCCCACGTGATGCGTTATTCATTACGTCCTGTGAATCCATATTGTTTGTCTGCTGATCTTTCATAATCCTATATATTTAAATTTTAATATTGCAAAATTACTCACTTTTCTCTAATCTGAAAAAGACAGTTATTTCTTGTCTTCTTCCACCGGACGCCAATATACGGCGAAGGTGTTGCACTCGGCGAAACTATCCGAATCGCTGTCCTCTGTCCAGATAAAGGGGATGCCGCCGTCGTAGCGCATTCCGTCGGCAAGCATCACGCTTTCGTGGTGGTCATCGGGTGTGCGAGGGTCGTGGAATCTTACCTTGGCTCCCTTCTTGAAGCCGTCTGCCACCTTCAGGAACTCCTTCGACTTGTAGATAACCATCTTGTTGCCGGCTATCCAGAACTGAAGCAGTCCGCTATGCGTCATGTGGCATATCATCTTGCTCAGTTCAAAACCATCCTTGTAGGAGATGGTTTTGCCGGCTGCAACACCTACCGTTGTCATCGTGGCATCGGGATAGAATATCCTATAGTCTTCCAGGTGTTCCGCAACTGTCGCCAAAATTTTTTTCTTCTCCTCCATAGCTACATCACCTCTCCTCCGAAAATGAAGCCACCAATCATGACTATAGCCATCACGGCAGAGAAGCCAGCCATGGTCAATGCCACCTCGCCATACGTCACCTTCTCCTCGCAGAGGTAGCTGAAGGTCTCGCTCCTGGTAGCCATGAGACGCTTAGCCTCGCGCTTGATTGCACACTTGAGGGATTTCATTCCCTCGTTCACATTCACGTGGATGCCCGCAGGCTTAGCCTGCATCGCATCATTTAATAAAATAGAATTCTGCATAGTGCATCATCTTGTAACCATTAACAGCCGATTGTATAAAAGGGTGGCGGCTGCATTCCCCGTTGGTTACAAGATGATGGCTTATCCGAGAGGACAAATCAAATCTTACGGTTCATGCAGCCGCCATATAGGTACACCTTTTTCCCGTTGCCGGGAAAATGATACTCTTGGGCATAAAAAAAGCCTGCGGCTAAGAAGCCATAGGCGAAACGGTCGCCCTGCCGGATAGACTACTATCATCTTGTAACCGTTGGCAAAGGTAAGGAGAATATTTGGAACCGCCAAATATTTTTGGGAAAAAGTTTTGTTTTTGGTGGAAAAAGGTTAATTTTGCAGGTGAACTCATTAATATATATACATGAAAGAAAGTTTTATCTCAAAGGAGATGCGAAGCTTCATCTCCATCGATTTAGCCAGAAATCTCCTTGATAGGTCAGATGCAAGACTGAATAGCTCTCTTGAGCAGCTACGCAAGTCCACAGACAGAGCCTATACGATGACAGGTTTCTTGCTGACCTGTTTCACAGGCTTGACCGCTTTTATGGTAAATACCCATAATCTGGTACAATTATCACTTGCCATGGTATTGTGGCTTGGCATCAGTAATGCCTTGCTATTGATGTTCACCAAGGTCATTTCCGTACATGGCTTCAGGTATGCAGGAAGCTCAGCCAGTGGCTATATGCAAGACAAAAACATCGCCTTTGCGAGAAGACACTCAGGCGGAAATGATGCAAGCGCCAACGAACTGTATCTGAAGAATTGCTTGCTTGATAGCATCGAGAACTCGGAAGAGGCCTACCTGTATAACAGAAAGCAGCTCACTGACCGTTGCAAGGTGATAGATAAGGCAATGAAAGCTATCAAGTGGTCTGTTTGTATAGACTGCCTGATAGCTCTCATCGTAGCATTTTTTAAAGTGTCATTGCTTGTTATGACCTTCGTTTGAGTAGCCACTTCCATCATCGCTGGAGTGGCTCCACTCATCGTCGTCATATCCTATAATCTTTCTCATAAAACAAAACGGCTCGTGCATCCAGAGGGCAGTCCTTCAGCACGAGCCATAACAGCTGTATATTTTAAATTTGCCCTGCGTGAGACCTGCCCGAATCACACATTGCATAATAATCTATGTTTGGATGCAAAGATAATATTTTTATTTGAGGCAGCCAAACGTTTTGACAACAAAATGCCCCCGATGCATCACACACCGAGGGCATTCGTTTAATTTTTTTTCTTTCTACCATGTGTTTATAATTGTTTTGCAACTTAACCATGCATAGTCGCATGATTAGCACCACAAGGCTATGGCGTCTTTTGTCTTATAGGGGAGTGCTTAGCCCCTAGCCTCATTTTTTCTTAGATTCTATCCGCAGCGGCACGAATGCGATTTGAAACCTCGCATAGTGCTCCACGGAGCATTACTTTTTCCTCTTCGGTGAAACCACCTACACCACCATTACCATCGATACCATCAAGCTTGTGGTAGAGCCATGACGACGATTTTCCAAAATAAGTGCGTGCTATCTCGCGCCATGATACCAATAACTGGATATCCTGAATGCGCTGCTTTACGGCACTGTCCTTAACCTGGTTTGTTTTTGCTACAATTTCCATAATTCCATTGTTTTTAATGCCCTCCCCGAAGGGAGGGCTTTTTGTTAGTTACTCTGGCATGTCAACCAAGTCATCAAAAAGCTGCTGGGCATACCATAATAATTGCGGATAACCATCTGGGTAAGATAGCCTGTAATTCCTAATAGCCTCTATCAGTTCCGCTTCTTTTTCGTTTAAATTGTACTTAAATTCCATAGGCACATTTTGTATTAAGACGATGCAAAGATACTACAAATATTCGTATTATCCAAATATTTACTACGAAAAAACGTATTATTAAGCAAGATTTAACAATTAAAGCATAAAAACGTCAATAAAATGGAATTAGGCAATAATTTAACATACTAAATCATTGCCAATTCAGCAAAAAATACCCCCGGTGCGGAAAGCACCGAGGGGTATGGTTATTCTTTATCGTCTGTTGTATCTTTCTTTGGGAATATTGGTGGTATTTTGTTGAGTACAAAAACTACCGCCAGGCTGATTACCGTTGTCACACCGATAGCTATTGCAGCATTGTCATGACCATTCATTGCTAAAATATAAGCAATGTATCCAAAGAAGATGATGAGAATGGTACCCAGGATTTGCCCTAATGTAGCCTGATTGAATTTCCTTTTCACGATTCTCTTCTCCATATCGATGCGATGATCTACCTGCTTCTCGGTCATCGTCATGATGCGGTCGGTTGCTCCTGGCAATGTCTTTTCGTAAGCTTCAAAATGCTCCGGTGGAGGAAGAGGACCGCTAAAGGTTCGCTCTTCTTCAATAGACATCATCGTTGCCAGGATGGCATTTCGCTTGTCTTCTGGCAATTCCTGCAGGATGTCATTAACGTTTGCCGGTATGGCATCCTCAATCTCTGCGATTTCTTTGTTGTCTTCTTTATCTTGCTCCATAAAGTTGTCGTCTATTAGCGTTTAAAACTTTCCTCATATCAGAACCTACTGCTTCCCAGTCTTTTCTCAAGTCAGACACATTGTTGCCTTTCAAGTAATCGTTGAACAGGCTGTTGTCGCCACCGAGGCTTCCTAAGCTACGCAAGCCTTCGATGAATGGGCGACGAGTAACTGTCATAGATTTTAAAGCTCTATGCCTTCTAATTTCAAGCGTTCTCATAACTTGCGTTGTTTAAATTATTATTCCATTCTACCGCTGCAAAATTACGTTTTTTTCTTAATACTTACAAACTTTATTTCAAATTTAACTATAAAATTAACAACAAAATTTGTATGCAAAATTAAATTAAGCAATGTTTGACCACTTTTAGGCTCTTGCCAGACTACTTTCGCCGCCAGGCGAAAAATTTACGAAAACAGGGAAGACAGAAATGTCTTCCCTGTACCTTATTATATATTATAGCTTGCCTTTGTCGTGGAAGCTATAGAAGCCATCCTCTGTGATGATGATGTGGTCCATGAAGAAAAGGCGCATGATTTGGCAAGCCTTGTGTATCTTCAAAGTTACTTCTTCATCAGCCTTGCTTGGCGTGGCATTGTTGGACGGGTGGTTATGCGCCACGGCTAAGATGGTGGCATTGTTGAGCACCGCTTCTTTCATTATCAATCGTACATCGACCGCTGTTTCCGTCAGTCCTCCCTCGCTGAGTTTGATGCACTTTATCAGCCTGAAGTTCTGATTCATCAGCACCACGAAGAAACGTTCTATCTCGTTGTCCTCCATCTGAGGGAGAAGAAAGTTATAGAGTGCCAAGCTACTGCCGAGGTCAGTCTGCCGAGCCACCTTTTCCATTTGGTAGCGTCTTCCGAGTTCGATGGCGGCTTGTATGGCTATCGCCTTGCAGTCGCCTACACCCTGCACCACTTCGAGTTCCTCAATTCTCGCACGCTTGATATTACGTAGGCTCTCGTCCATGATATTATAAATCTGTCGTGCCTGCCGTAGGCTCTCTTTTGTTCCTGCCCCTCTGTTCATTACAAGCGAGAGAAGTTCCACGTTGCTGAGGGTGTCCATGCCGTAGTTGTAGGCTCTGTATTGAGGTCTTTCCTCCATGCAAAGTTCGTTATAATTTTGTCGTATCATCATTATATTTCTTTATTAGTTATACATTCTTTTGGTTCTTGCTAAGAACATGGCGCCCATGACCTCGGCGCCACATTCAGCGAGTTGGCTTGCAAACTCTTGGGCGGTCGCTCCGCTTGTTATCACATCGTCGAAGATGATGACCTTCTTGCCCTTGAAGTACTCTCTATCGAGTGCCACCCTGTAGCCGAAGCTTTCAGAAACATGGTTTGCGCTGTTGTGCTTGGCTGTGCGCTCGCCATGGATGAAAAGATGGTCGTTGCCGTTCTGTACCTTAGCCTCTTGGCTCACCTTGGAGGCGAAATGAGAGAAACGCTTGGTGTATTTCTTTGAGTTGGCGGCTGGAGCACAAACAAGCACGAAGTTGCCGGCTTTGTCGCCATAGGTCTGAGAGAATGACTTTGCCACCATGTCGGCTGCATAGTCTGTCGCCCACTTCTTGCCATCCTTGAAGGCAAAGATGAAGTTTCTTACTTGCTCTGCCTTGGCTGAGCGGTCGAAACGCTTGGAGTTGTACTCGTAATAGTTGAAAGTCTTCATACGCTTTAAAATTTTTATTCTACCCAGAGGGCTAAAGGAGCTTTTTACTTGAACTCGTCTTTGTCTGCCCGTCTGAGAGTTTTTTTTTATTCTGCCCGTCAGGCTTTTTTGTCACTTTTTACGGTGCAATGAGACGAGCGGAGAAGAGGTATGAAGACCAAGGAATTTCGGCTAAAAGTTACAGGAATACCCAATCTGTGATTGTGGAAGGCTGCCAGGAAGTTTTCGCAGAAATCGGGAACCAGTACTTGGTAGGTACCGTCCGCCGTAAATTTGCTGAGGAAAAAGGGATAAAGTCTGATGGGCTACCTATAAAGGGCTGCTCTCGGAGCGGATAAAGCGGACAAAGAAAAGGCTTTGCCTTACCTTGGTGTTAAGCCTCTGTGACGTTTGAACAGCGCAAATTTTAACATCTGTATAGAAATGGGTAAAAAGAAAATTTGCGTATCAAGAAAACCGTGTTTTTCAGGCATTCTGCATGAAAAACAGACCTTAGACCGATGAAATCGCAACATTTGGCAGGCTTCGACCTCGAAGTTGAAGATGCCGAATGTGTCGTTTTACGACAGGTTTTCCACACCCAAAGGCTGGAAAACCTCGATTTTATCGGGGTTTTAGGGATTCAAAGGGAAAATAATTCCCCTTTGTCGCCGAAACGACCCCCCACCGCCCTGCGCCCGAGTCCGCCTCCCGACCCTTGGAAAAGACGGAATATGTAAACAAGTATTAAGAAGTTTGTAAGAGTGCTAAACATAAAAAGGGGAGTCCGCATCGCTGCGAACTCCCCCAAACGGCGGTCAAGCGAGAATGCTAACCACCTATCTATAATCGTATGAAAAAAAATAATATCAGAGCATGGAGCCAGTGGAGATATAGCCATCGGACTGCGGGAATTTCTCTATGCCAATCATGAGTGTGTCGAAGGCATCGGAGCCATCGGTGCGAGCCTCCAGCTTATCCTCCTCGGTCTCTGCCAGTTTCTCTCCTCGCTTATCCTTCTTGCCATTATACACACCAGCAAGGCGGATGGATATGAGCAGATCTTCATTGTTTTCGCTGTTGATCACGGCACGGTGCTCAGCCTTGCCCACGAACATACGGTTGATGAGCAGCATCTTCTCCAGGTGTCCCATCGGGTTGCCCAGATAGACCTCGTTGACATACCAGCCATGGTCTGTGAGATAGTTGGCGATGAAGGTATGGAAGTCATCATTCATCAGGGCGTAGTTGTTACCCACGAAGGTAGAGTCGTAGTAGAAGTTAACCTCCTTGCATCGTTGGTACTGGTAATACTCCATGAATTTATCGAGCAGGGCAGGCAGCTTATTCTCATACTTCACGAAGAAACTCTTCAGACAACGAGCCTCGCCACGCAGGTTGTCTTGTCCCACGCACATCCAGTTGATGAGCGCATTGGCATCGAACGCAATGCACAGCGGACGGTCAGGATCAACGTCTGCATCCATGCGTGCGTCCACATGCTGTAGCTTATCGATGTCATACTCCAGGCCATCGAGGAAGTCGAGGTTGGGAGCCGTGTATAAGTTGACATCACGCAGGTTTGAGTAGAAGCCATCGAGCGAGATGGATGGCCGCTTGCACATGATGGAAGTCTGGAAGGTGAGTGCAGGCAAGTCTCGCTTCATCTGCTTGATGAACTCCATGCCGAGCACCTCTACATTATAGACAGAGGAATACTCCTTGTAGAAGAGTGTCTTGGAACGCAACTGTGCCAGTAGCAAGCCTATCTCCTTCAGGCGACGCTTGGCATATAGACTGACGTGCCCCGATGTCTTGATGCGGTTGCGGATGTCAAACTCTTCGACCACGAGCGAGGAGATGGCTTCCACGAGGTGAGGATCACAATCCTTCTTATAGTTGAGGAACCAGGAACCTTTCTTAGTGACCGGCATATCGGAGGTGATAAGCATGCCATGGTGGTAGTAATGCTGACCAAAGAGGTTGACATTGCCACGGTTGGCAGGGAAGGTCTCATCCTTCAGCTGCTCGAAGTCGATGAACTTCGCCTCGTCGATGTCGAGGTAGTCAAGCGAGAGGGAGTTAGACGTGCCCTTGCGGTCTTGTGAGATAATGGTGCCTATACTTCCATTATAAAACGAGATGGTGTTCTCCCAGTTGGAAGGAGGAATGACCGGGTCAGGCCATCCCAATTTCTTAGGTGGCTTGACTCCGATGAGATAATGCTTACCCCGATGAAAGCCCCATCGCTCCCAGTGCTGAAGCATGGACGGTATGGTATTGGTGAGACATCGCTTTGCGTTGGCGGAGACAAAGCCACCATTGCTGCCAGGCATGCGCTGCATGTTGCGCAGGTTGAACATGGAGTGGAGTACACTCTTGCCTATGCCTCGACCGCCCACTACCACGTTGTCTCGAGCGTTGATGAAGTTGACCTCCATCTGTGCTGGGTTTAGATATTGATCGATCATTGAGCATCCTCCTTAATTTCTTCTGTTGGTGTATATTCCAAGAGTTGCTCATCATAGTCTTCAGCTTCGATTTTGACAAGATCCATGGAGTTGTCGGTGTATTTCTTGATGAGCTTCTTGATGGTGGTCATCACGTTAGGAATGCGCTTGAGACCCAAGTGACGAGGATCTGTGGTAGGGATGAACACCTGAGGCTGAATCTGGTCGTAGCCATTATCCACAGGATCTTCCTTATCCAGAAGATGATATTTACCGTAGGCAGCAGCTGCAGCAGCCATGGCACGGGCATCGCCCATGGACTCAGCCTTATCGTAGGTGCGCTGTATCATCTGGTCGAAGCGGAAACGGGCAAAGTCCTTGGATACACGCTGGAGATTGCCCAGTATGAGCTTGATGAGGTGCAGATCATTGTATGCCATCATGCGCTGCACACGATAGTCTTGCATATCCTTGAAGACCAATTCCTGGTCTGTCTTGCGGGGATTGACGAGCCACCAGGAATAGAGGGCACGGATGCGTAAAATGCGGTCACGCACAGGGGCGGGTACATTTTGCGCATCCATCTCTTCGGGTGTGCGATCCATGAGTTCGATGATGGCATCGATGTTGGCTGGTTCTCTCATACTCTAATCTCCTCTAACATTTGGTTCAGGTATTCATGTGTGCGCTGCACGGCTTGCGGCGAACCGGCTGCAGCGAGGTCAAGCTCATTCTTGCGAAGCTGCTGCTTCACAGTCGCCATTCCCAGGTAGTAGGCACGGTGAAGCTTAGACGAAGGCTTCAGGATCTCCTCACGCAGATCGTCCTCGTTAATATCCAAAAGGACGGACATCTCCGATATCGGAGTCAAAGTCTCTGCCAAGTCTTGCACGTTTTTCATCAATTCCTGTGTAATTTCCATTGATTTTCAAACTTTTGTTAGTACAGTGCTCCAGGTAACCATGGAGCAGATCATAGAAGACTTGTGGCTCTGTAGTGACGATGGTCGATTCATCACGGCTGCCATAGGTCTGATTTTGTGAGGTAACGACCGACACCACGCAATCGGCGGCTCTGAAGAGGATTACCTTGGAGTGATTTTCGCCCAGATATACCTCGTCGAAGCAAGCCTGCATCATGCGCCAAAGCTGCACGGTCTTCTTGCTCGCCTTGACATCGAGCAGCATCTTTGCCGAACGGATGCTGTCAGACTGCCGCATCAGGCGGAACCCACGGAGGAACTCCTCGGAGGTAGAATAGGATGACACCCACACTTCTGCAGAGCCTGTCTGTGAGAGAATCCACTTGATGAGACCGAGGGTGTGGATATGTCGCCCGAAATAGGCTTGTGTCTGGACTTCGCCGATGGGTTTCAGTAGGTCTGATACCTTAGCCTTGGTTGCCATTCTCAGCGAGGCGGGCTTTAGCAACACGGTCACGGTCGGCACGTGTGACCACGTATGAGTCGTAGGCGAGCATGTCGGCACGATACTTCTTGTCAAGGTCGGAGAGTATCTTGAGATACTCGTATCGGTCGCACGGCTCTTTATCTTCCATCGACTTGAGCGTCTCGAAGGTAGATTTTATCTCCTTGTATCGCTTGGCGTTAATATCCCAGAGGGCTGCAACTTCTTCGGGCAGGAAATCGTGATCCTTGCGCTTGCCTTTGCGGATGACTGCGACACCATCTTCTTCGGAGGACGGCAGCTCTGCATCATCATTGTTGGACTCTTCCTCGCTGGAATCGGTCGTTTCTTCGGTCGTAGCCACTGGTGCACCCTCGTCGATGATGGCTTGTGCCTCTGGAATGACGAGACTATCCATCTGCTTAACCTCATCGATGGTCATTTTGTCGAGACGAATTTTGAGGAATTTGCCCAGTTCGTACTCGATGTTGGAACGGTATGCCTGTGGCTGTCTGGTGGCACGGGCATGATAGAAGCGGTCTCTGTTGAGACGAAAAAGCATGTTTGCCCCCTTAATGACGTCTGCATCGCTCTCATGCTTGGCATTGAGCCATGCTTGTATTTGTTTGGTGAATTGATGATCCATATATGCGAAAATAACAAAAGGTGGCTCAGGCACGAAGCGAGAGCCACCTAAGCTGCTGAAACATTTTTGATATTATGAGTAAAATAGCGTCTACGCTGTATGCTCAGTCCATACGGAGCCGTCAAGACCACTGATGTCACCCTCGTCGGTCTCCAGCTTGCCCTCATAGAAAGGTGCCGGACTAACGTCTGTGGCTTCAACGCTGAGTGTAGAGGTGACGGAGTCTGTAGCACCCGCACCACTATTCTGAGCAAATGTGGACTTAGGTGCGAACATCTCGCAACCCAAGATACGGAAACGACCATTAGGCATCTGCTGAGCGTAAATCATCTCATCGTTGATAACCATGCGGCCGAAGCCTGTGATGTCGGCATCCATGCCACCGATGATATACTCAGCCTTGTTGAGGAATGTGGCTGAAGGAGCCTCTCCCTGTGTCTCGGTGGTAATGCTTGACTTGAGGGAGACCAGGTCAACCACATGCCACTTAGCATCGGCTTCCAAAGCGAAGTTGCCCTTGTATGTGGCAAGTGCGGTCATGTCTGTAGCTTTATCCTCTATGTCATCAGGAAGCTTTGGCCATGTGAGAATCTTTGACTTGAGAATAGCCAAGAACTTAGGGCGAATGCCAGGAGTAATGCGTACTCCTGGACATTTGCGGACTGATTTATATAAATCTTTTGTTGTGCAAACCATAATTTAATCTCCTATATATAATAAGGTGAAAGTTTACTCCTTGCTCTCAGCACCTGTGCCATCGGCTGGGTTTGTGTCATCGACAGGATCCTGCTCGTCGTTAAGACTTGTATCTTCGGCTGTAGCGCTCTTTTGGATGATAGGCTTCTGGCCATCATCAGTGATGAACATGATGCGCTCTTTGTTGATGCTCTCGTACTGAGTGCCGAAGAACTTGGTGGCGATGAAGTCGAGTTTCCATGGGTGATATTTCTCCACACTGATTTTCTCTGCATCGTTGTTGTTAGCCTCGTTGACACCCACGAGCATATTGCTGCGAGTTGTGAGCTGGAAGAATGGAGCATTCTTCTTATTGCTCAGAGGAGCAAAATGTACATTCTCGAATCCCACGATGGAATTGTGGTTGTAACCGTTGTTGTATGGAACAGATCCGAACTTCTTCAGGTATGCACGGTTGTACATGTTAACGAAACTCTGAGGAACGAAGAGCAGCAGATTATCTTCTGCCATCAACTCCTCGTCAGCAGATTCACAGATAGCTTGTGCGAAGTCAACTGCGTTGTCGTCATTGAGGACCTTACCACTACCCAAGATGTCTGAAACCTTGATGAGGTTGCCGAGATCACTTGACAGTGTGCCTGCTGTCAATTCTTTGGCTCCGATTGTATCAAAACCATTGAAAAGGTCTTTCGAACCATTACCGGCGGGATTGCGCACGGCATTCCAAAGCACTTTATCAAGGTTCTTACCAAGTTTCAATGCGAGAAGTTGGAGAACCTGCAGGGTGATAGGTACGTTTTTGAGAGCATCACCACTCATGGCGTTGGCACCCCAAATGGTGGAATATACCGAGTTAGGTGAGAATTTCACGTCGACGTTACCAAGGAACACTTCCAAGGTGCGAGGCGTGATCTTTGCACCGCTATCGGCAGTACGGTTCTCATCATATGGACCGAACTCAGCGTTACCAGTCAACTCTCCGACTGTCTCTGAAACACGAATGCCTGGGCGAAGTGTCATGTATGAGAGTGATTTCTTCAATCCCTTGGTAGGCATGGTAATCAACTGCTTGCGGTATGTTGCAGCAGTCTTCTGCAACTGTTCATGAACATTTGCAGGGGCAATGAACTTGTTTTCTTCTGCCATGTTATGCAAATTCGTTAATAGCGTCAAACACTTGACCTGAGAAGTAGTCCTGTGCCTGGGTGTCCTCTACTGCTGTAGAAGTACTACCACCTGGCTGATCCTCCAGATCCTTTACTTTATCCTTCAGGTCGTCTCTCTCCTTTTCGAGATCCTTGACCTTGTCTTCCAATGCCTTCTTTTCATTCTTGACCTTGGCGAGTGCCTCGTCTTTGTCATGGATGGAGCTGGCATCGGCAGCCATCTTGTCCTCAATCTTCTGCATCTGCTCCTTGGAGATGGTGCAGTCCTTTGCGGAATCTTCTGCCTCAATGCCCTCAATATTGAGGACATTGTTAATGTGAGTCCATTTCTTGATCATATTTATAATAATGTTACGTGGTTTGTCTTTACCAAACAGTCGGTCAAGGAAGCCTGGCTTCTTCTCGTACCATGAATTGACAACCTCTGGCAATACTGGAAGGTTGTTGTACTTGATAAAGTCTTGTGTCTGCTCGGTAATCTCGGCAGGCTTGCCATCCATGACTTCATCGACAAAACCAAGCTCGATGCACTCATCAACGGTGTGCCAGCGAGCTTCAGACATCACCTTGATGATGTCTTCATGATTTTTGCCGGAGCGGTCGCAGTAAACGTTGGCGATAATGTTGTCTATTTTCTGCTGGTTTTCCTGCTGTTTCTGAAGCTGCTCGATGAGAGATCCAATCTCTTCCTCGTTGAGCGCAGACCATACGAACTGCTCTGTGGAGCATTTGTGGACGAGGAGTAAAGTGTATTTGCTCATGCGGATCTTGTTGGCACCCATCGCACAGATGGTTGCAGCGGATGCAGAGAAGCCAGCTTGGAAGTCAACGGTGACATCACCATGTGACTTGAACATCTGGCAGATGGCGAGACCGGCGGAAACTTCTCCACCAAGCGAGTCGATGGAGACATCTACATGCTTGCCTTTGTTGTCATTGAGAATGTCGTGGACCATTCTCTTAGTCCACGACCCAATGTAGCCAGTGATTGATATTTGATATTTCATATAGCTTTGCGAATAAGAACACTGCAAAGTTATATAATATGAGGGAAGAATAAAAAAACTTTTATTCGATGATTTGGAGCGGTTTTATCACATCAGACCATGTAACGGTATAGGCGATGAGTGAACTGTCGGTGTGCGAGCTCGGCATAAGCTCGGAGCGAGTGAGGACAGGAAACGGGCGATGGTCGCGCCCGATGAGGTATCGGCACCCATCGGCGGTTGTCACCCTGTATGCGAGTGGTATGTCGTCAGAATTAATTTGCTCACACGACTTGAAGGTGAGTTTCGACGTGAAAATACGAACCTTAGACTCTACTTTGTCGGAGATTTCACAACTTGACGGATTTTTGCACTGAATCTGTCTAAACTCGACATCCTGTGGAAGAATGCAAAGATGACGGGCTGGGAAGATCACACTCTTGAGTTTCTCTGCCTCAGCCGCCTCTATTTTGATGATGTTTTTGATGTATGCCATAAGCTTTGAAATATTTCTAAGTTGTTCGGACTTGTTCGTGGTTGTTTGGATATTTCGGTTTTGTTCGGAGTTGTTCGCAGCGACGGAAAATTTTATGCTAACATTTACTAAATCTTGTTGTAGAATTTAAAATAACGCCTTTTTTTGCGTGTTGATCACGCATTCTGTAGAAGCATTGACGCACAGTATCCTCATAATCGATGCCAATACCATGCTGCTCGCACCATGCAGAAATGATGGAAGATATGCGGCATGATCGGTCAGCGATATCCTTAAGTGATGCCCAGAGATCCATCTTGAAGAGGTCGATGATGACCTCCTTGATGGCACGTCTTGCTCGAGGACCGAGATAACAGTACTCTCGCACAGGTTTAGCCTTGGAGTCAGGGAGCATGATAGCGAGATATTCATCAGGATGAGTGAGCCAACGGCTCTCCTCGAACTCCTTATCCTTAAATATATGAGAAGCACTCTGATGAAGCTTTGTGGAGTCTGCAGCCTCCTGCTCTGTTTGACTCTCCTGTTCAACAAGTGAGAGTTTTGTTGATGGAGGTTTAGTGGTGAACTTGCGGATCACCGCCACCTCATTGCTACCGACAGGAAAGATGACAGGGTTGCCATAGGCATGGTATGCCCATTGCCTGATGTGAGTGGGAATTTTAATATAAACGACTGGATTCATATATATGCGGTTTTTGCGGCAAAGATACAAAGAATTTTTGAAAATACTAAAGATAATCAGTAAAAACTAACTTTTATCAGTAAAGTTGGTGTGATATAATTTCGTCCGAAAAGTTTGTATTTTTGTATCATGCAAACTTGGCTTTGTAAGTAGCTGATAATCAGCATATTTTGTATGATACAATTTTGTGATACAGAAAATGTAACACTTTCGATTTTGTTACATAGACAAATCGCGGAGTTAATAACCAGTATTAGAATGGGCTTGTTACAAACTTGAAAATTTTTGTAAAGTAGTTGTAACGCAACTTTGTAAACACCGCAAATGTGGCTTAACTCCCTATCTATCAGTTATTTATCTTTTTTGCTAACATTCTGTTACAGAGTTACAAAGGATTTGTATAAAATAAAAGAAAGGGGTGTGGGGAAAACGACGGCATGGGCGTGAAAATAGAGTAGGGGAGACGGTCAGAACGACTGGTGAGGAGGTCCTGGCCAAAGAAAAAGGGAGCGATGGGCCAATGCTCACCGCTCCCTCGTAACATGGGAAAAGAATTATAAAATCAGCAAAATTTGCTTGAAAATTTAGCTCAAAATATTTGCATAATTCAGATATTTTTTGTACCTTTGCACTATAACTTGGGGCTATCTATTCTTTTATTTATAGATGGTCAGAAAGGGTCAGTACATCCACCTGCGTCTGTCATGTTGAAAGGAATGGTGGGTTGTATATCACCTTGGTTTGCTTGAGTATCCTCTTTTTTAACATCACTCTTTTTGCTTCTGAGATAAATCATCTCAACAGGGCTGCCATCTGGATTGGCCGGATCGCGTCTGATGATGCGATGCTGGCTGTTGCAGAGATCCTCTGGGTTCAGCTCTTTGATGTAAGGACACAACTCAACGAACGCCTTCAGCTTCTTGGTGAAGCTCTGAGTTGTCGCCTTGTTGATGCCTGAGAATTGCTTGAAGTCGTTGAAAGCACGCTCTCTCACGATGAATTTGTCGAGTCGCTCGCTCTCCTCTGAGAAGTAAGTAGCAGCCCAATCCTCGAAGTTTACGCCCATGTCAGCCTTGAACTTACGCTTGATGATGTTATCCATCGGTGGCATGATCTTGATGGGTTCATTGGCCAAGGAGAGGTAAAAACGGCAGCACTGCAGGAAAAAATTGATGTCCGCATTCCATTCATCCTCGGTGTATGTCTTTGAGAACAGATCCTCATCGAAGTCGTCACGGATGCTTCGTGTCTCCTGATAGTCGTTTTCTTCTGTGCGCTGGTGGTAATAGTCTGAGAACACCATATAGAGCAATCTTGCTTCTGAGGATGGGTCGAAGTCTGCAGGCACATAATTAGTGGTGAAAGCAATCTTCGGACTATCCTCAAAAGGAATCGTGAAGCTTTGGTTATTCTTTGGGTTTACTGTCATATCTGAAGTAATGTTGTCGTAAAAGAGACCTGTGTTGAGATATCGGTCGCAGTCATCAAGCAACAGCATTTGAGTGTGCTGGGTAACCTGGTCGAAGACATGAGGGTTGTCCATCAGCTTCGGGTTGCGCCCGGAAAGTTTAACAGTCTTCATCAGCAAGGAGAGGGTCTTGAAGAAGAAACTCTTGCCGGAACGACCATTGCACTCGTTATTCTCGCCGATTTTATTATCCATGGCCATTGGCGCCCATGCTCTTGATGGTGCCTTGTAGTGATGGAGCATATAGCCGAATGTGAAAATCTTGTTTATCAGATTCTGTTTTTGCTCCTGGATCTCAGTGTCGGCGAGACCAACGCCTGCTATATCGAAGAGGTGAGCCTTATGGTAAGCCTCCTTTTCATCAATACTTTTGTCCTCGAAAGCATACTCCAGCTCCTTGCGCCAATAGGTGCGTGAGGCGTTGATGAGGTATCCGAAGAAATGGGATTTCACGCTTTTGATCTCAATGTCAAACTTCGGTCTTCCATCCTCATCTATGGTGCGAGAGATAGCGAACATGTCGTCTAACTTTTTGAAGTTGTGATCGATGACATTCTCTTGCCACACGTAGTTTTTCAACGAACTGCCTTCACGCTGATACTCCGTCAAGCCATCCTTGCTGACCTCTACGCTGACTCGAGGAAAGAAGAATAGTTGTGAGTGGTTGGTGTAGCTGGTGAAGTCTAACGTAATCTCTTGCAGTGAGTCGAGCGCAGCGCTGGAGAGCTTCGGGGTATTCAGAACCAGGTTGAGGATATCTCGCTTTTCAGCTCTATCGATGACCCATTGACGGCAGAACTCTCGGATGTCTCTTGTTGTTATGAGCTTGACGATGTTGCCTGTGATGCGGACATACTTAGTAATTGTGGAGTTGTCGTCATGTAAGGTGTAAAAACCATTGAGGCGAAGAAAATTATAGAGGCACGCAGTGTCAATGTAATGGTCCCAGGTGTTGGCCTTTTTGTTGAGCTTGCTCACCCAGAAGCGAGCTGGCATGGCAAGTGTCATAAGATTGCGGAAGTCTTTGCGTGTATTGCGCAACTCCATCCAGTCTCGTAGGTCTTTGCGCCCCTTACCACGGTTGTCATGGTAAGTACGAAGCCATGAAGGCAGCCATATTGTATGAACATCGATGAAGCGCAGAGCTAACTCTGTACCCTTAGCAATGCCCGTCTCGTCAATGTCTGGTATATTGTAGAGTACCTCGACATATTTCATGATTTCTTTGTATTCTTCTTCACTCAACTTGTAAGTCTCGGAGTTGAACCATAGAGGGTGGTAGCCCAAGGATCGGCAACAGAGACTGTCACGCTCTCCACTGCAGATGAAAGCTTCAGGTAACTTCTTTTCCTTGTAAGGCTTGGACTCATCGGTGTTGGTCTTGTTGTATTCGGCCTCCTCACGTCTGTTAAATTCGTGGTAAGCTGCTTTCAGCTCGGCAAGCCCATTGATGTATGATTTTGGTTTTATGCCTTCAGGTGTATAAGAGAATCGCCATTGCTTTTGATAGTTAAGAGGCTCGTATATCTTAAAGAACTTGACTTCCGGTTTATCGCCTGAAGCCGGAGATACAAGGCACTCACGCATGAATATCGGATAGTGCTCATTACTGTACTTGATTTTAACCTTGCGGTCTTTTACGTAGCCAATCCATTTGGCAGAGTGCCAGTTGAGCGCATCGACGTGCTCCTGTTTGACGTTTGGACCAAGTACACTCAGCTCGTTGTCGGTAAACTTCTCCTTGAGCTCAAATATGCGAGTGCCGTCTTTCTCCTCTATGGTGGCATCTCGCTCAGCGAAGGTTGGCTTGTTGACATCCTTCTTCAACTCGTCGCTGACGTTGAACTCTGCAGCCAATCGTAGGATAGCGTCAGGAAAGCGACTGATGTTTTTCTCTTTCATATAGAGGTCGATAGGTGATTCTGCTACACCTTCGCCTCCAAAGTCCGTCACCTTCCAGCAGGCATCGTATTTTTTGATGCTGCAGGAAGGGGTCTTTTCGTTTCTTATAGCAAAGTGTTTTTTGACATTGCCATTGATACAGTATTTAGCGAAGCAATTTTTAGCATCTGGATATAGTGCGAAGATAATGTCCAGGCCGTCATTTGTCGCTTGATAAATTTGTTCTGCTTTGATCATATTTCTTTTCCCTTATTAAAATTCGCTTGCAAAGTTATTGCAAAGCAAGCTCAAAACAAAATACTTACTGTCGATAGCCTTAATGCCTTAGAATATGACACTTTATGACTTTGTTGACAGCATTTGGTTGGGACAGGTTGAGTTCCGAGACAAAACGTCTTTCGTACTCAGCCTGCGTCTCACGCTCTTTACGGTGTGGGGGGGTAAGGATATCACAGATAACCTTATAGCCTGTTTCTAACGTTATTATTGCTTTCATAATCGCTAATTCTTTTTGGGGTGCATCCAAGTGGTTCAGATTTATGCTCTACATATCTGCGAAATAGGGGACAGTATCTTCCATTGATACAGTTCACCCCTATTGGGCAACTTAGACATTTACTTGGAGGCATCTACCTGTACGTTAAATCTATCGTTGTGGATGAGAAGCTTGGCTTTGATATATTCTGGTCTTTGCTCCTCCTCGTTCCAAGCAATTTCCCTGTAGTCTCTGCTATCGATGTAGCACTCTGAGGCTCTTCCGTCCCCAGTCCATTCTACGATATGATCTTTATCATATTCGTCTTGGGCAGGAATAGTGCCAAGTATGCGAATACCAAACTTGGCACTATTTCTGACTTCGTGTATGATAACATCGGGGAACTTTTCTGTGATGGCATCCTCGATAGATTTCATTTTAATCTTCTTTTTCATTGTTCTTCATTCTATATTTGACAATACCCTCGACGATGCCAACCTCTGCATCATCAAATGAAATTTCGACATTAGTCGTGCCTTTGTGGAAAATTCCATAGCAAACCTCCGCATTGACATTTGCATCCTCGAAGTCTTTGTTGATGGCTTCAAGTTGCTTATGATTGCATCTTATTACAATTTTTCCCATGCTCCTTCGTTGATAATTTCATCGACAATATCTTTTTGGTATGGCAACCAGTTATCTTTTTTAATTTTGTCATAGATGCCAGATGCAGACATACCGAACTTCAGTTGGAGGGCAAGTATAAACTTGCTTCTCTTTTTGCGTGGAATTTCATTGTACCAGTCGAGCAATGAATTTTTCTCATCATTTTTTTGCTTTTTTTCTTCCATAATTGAAATATTATTATTAACTTTGTTGCAAAGTTACTAATAAAAATTAGAAAAGACTAACGATAATAAGTAAAATTACTAATGATAGTTAGTTAAATATTATTAATTAAATGGTGTAATTATGTTTAATGGTCAGATACTCAGACAGTTAATAGCAAATGCTGGATTAACTAAAAAAGAGTTTGAAAAGCAAATGTTCGGTAGTAAATCCACCGACCTCTACCATCTGGAGAAAGCAAAGAATCTCCGTAGTGATACTCTTGAGCGTCTGCGTGATGTATTGAAGTGCTCTATGGATGATCTCTTTACCGCACCATCTTGGGCTTCGAGTGGGACGGGAGCAGTTGTGGGCTCAAATAATGTAATGTCCACGGTCGCTATTGGTAACGCTTCGCTTGAATCCCAGTATCTAAAAGAGTTAATCTTGGAGAAGGACAAGCGCATCTGTACGTTAGAAAATTATATAAAATTGTTAGAAAGTAAGGAAAATAGAGACTAAATACGAACGAAAGTTAGTAAAATAACTCTTTTATAATAAGGAACAGGTACAATTAATATTAATTTGGTCTTGGTATTAACAACTTATCTTAGTAGTTTGGGCGGTTAGAAGGTTTAGTCCTGCCGCCGCAACTAAATGATGGTAAGAAGTTTTCTTCTTACCATTTTTTTGTGTGTCGGGCATGACACTAACCTAACTGGTTCAATTCCAGTCGCAGGTATTTACCGCCAAGCGAAGCGAATGGCA